GGAAACCGCAATCAGTATTAGCTTGGTAATACAATTCTGTTTCCATGTAGTGTAAATCGTCGGTCGATTTAATACCAGATTGAATTGAAAAATTGTTGAATGTTTTTGAAACGTAAAATGTTTTCGCTAACAATTCCAATTATTGGTCTTTTCGGACTGCTGGTAGACTAGTTGTGTCGTCTGTAATTTTATTTAGAGTCATTTCTTTTTTTTATTTTTTTACTTCGTTTCTTAAATCCATTATTGCGTTAAATAATGTTTGTTTTTTTGCAACACTTTTTTGACGTGGGTCGGTGTTTGGCTTTTCTTCTTCTTGCATTCCTGCAATTAAACTCATGCCCTCAAACACTTTTTTAAATTTTTCTTGAACTTTGTTAAGTTCTAATTTGTGACTTTCTTTTAATGCTTCGATTTGTTTGTTGAACTCAGATGTTAAGTTATTGCTAACTTCTTCAATCTTGTTCATCACTTCTTCAGCGTTCAAAGATTCTTCTTGTTCAGGCTCTTTAATTTCTGCAATCATACCACCGCTAACAATAATGGTCATGTCATTTTCTAACATATACTCACCGTCTGCTAGGGGTTGGTCGTTCATCATTACGGCACTACCAACAATCATAGTATCACCTTCATAACTGATTGAACCACTACCGTCCTTTAATCCAACTGAACCAAATTTTTTAGGTTCGTCTATTGGTGCTGGTACTGGTGTTGGTTCTTCATTACTAAATAAGGCTTTGGCAGCTGCAAAGAATTCCTTAATTTTGTTATCGTTTTTCATTTCTAATAATTGATTTTTTAAATCTTCTAAAGTCGTTTTCTCAACGTCCATTATTTTCTTTTCGTTAAAGTATCCCTCGACTGAAAACCCTTTAATCTCTCCACTTTTAACCATGTTCCAAGTTTCATCATCATCTACTTTAACAAATCCAAACCATGACCCATTAGGTGCTTCATCAAATCCTTTAGGGGTGTTTATGCCTAAATCAGTATTGATTATAAAATGTTGCATTAAATAACAATTATCGACCATTCTACTATCGTTGTGATTGATATTAAATGCTATTTTTTGATTATACTTGCTTACTTTCTTTACAATTTTTTCAATTGATGTTGCTGGGAAAGTTACATAGTATTCTTGTTTTGTTTCTTTGTCAAACCTATAAATCGGCTGATTAGCTACCATTAAGAACCCTGCTAAGATTCTTTTTTCTTCGTTGTGGATTGTAAACTTAACTTGTTTATCAAATGCCATCCAATTACGTTCAATTGCTGGCATATCTACCAAGCCACAAGCAAAGACACCACTTTCTGATTCAATGTCTTCTTCTATGTCTAATGCAATTAAAGGTAGTTTCATTTATCCTATTAACGTATGATGATTAAAAAGTGGAATAATTATTCAATAGTAGCATTATCTCTTATTCTTGCTACCCTATCTTGTGTGCTTGTGATGTCCTTTTCTAATACTACAACACGGGTAATGCCCCCTTGTTGGTCTTGTTGTGGTATAAATGTGCTTAATCTTTGGGGCTGTCCTTGTGCTTGATTGTTTCCTGAACTACCTGAACCACCGCCCGAACTACCAGCACCGCCACCGCTTAATATTGATTTAGCTTTGGCTATGTTTGCCGTTATTCTAGCCAATCCTGATATAAATTGAGCCGTACCAGCCGCCCCACTTGTGACAGCATTTAATGGGTTAGCTTCACTATTCTTTGTTAATGATGAAATAGCAACTGCTGTATCTGATGCAATTTGTGTTAAAGCAATTGTCTTGCCTACTGCTGTGTTTTTAAATTGTTGTCCTAATAGTGTTTCACCTATATTATTAATAATGTTTGCCGTATCATTTGCTATTTGTTGTTTAGCTTGTGCTTCTTGCTGTGCCGCTTGGATTCTTTGTTCTGCATTCTGTTTTTCTAACTCGGTTCTTTGCTTTTCGTTTTCTTCAAATTTGATTCTTGATTCCTCAATGTACTTGTCTGAAATTGCTTGTTTACTAATTTCAAATTCCATTTTTAAAAGTTGTTCCGCTTCTTGATTGCCTTTAACAATTGCCATCTTTTTTTCATGCTCAATAGACAACATTAAATACTCTTTCTCTCTTTCTTGTAGTTGAGAAAGTTGTATATTTAATTGAGCTTCTTTTTTTATTTCTAAAACATTTTTTTCATGCTCTAATTCTGCACGTTGTTTTTCTTCCAGCAATCTTTTTTCTTCTGCTAATCTTTTTTCATTTTCGGATTTTTGTTTGTTGGCTCGGTCTTCTTTTTTCTTTTGTAGTTCTTGTTCTTTTTTGTCTGCTTCCTCTTTATAAAATAATTCTTTTTCTAATCTTAATTTTTCAATTTCATCTAAGTTTCTTGCTAAATTATCCTTTGCTTCTTTTACCTTATAATCTCTTTTTTTAGCGTCTTCTAATTGTAGATTTAAATAAGTTTGTTCTCTTTTTAAAAATTCAATGTCCTCGTCAATTAACTTATCATTTGTTTCGCCTTTTAATTTTAATCTTAATTTATTTAGTTCGGTTTCTCTTTTAATTGCACCGACACTGATATTATCGAGTTCTTTTGCCTTATCATTAAAGGCTTTTTGGGCTTCCGTTGCTTCGTTGGTGCTTTCTGCAACATCTGAAAACGCCCCTGCTAATGCAGCCACTAAAACAACTATTGCACCAATACCAGTTGCAATTAATGCACCTCTTAATGCGTATGTAGCTGCAACTGATTTCATAGTGGTAAGACTTAAAAATGTTTGACCCGCTGCCAATGCCTTTGTTTGAATACTTGACAACAACAACATTGCAGCACTTTCTTTTTGAAGTGCATTATTTATGGCTGTCAATCCTTGGACAACGGACATACTTGCTTGAAGTTTTACCATTGTTTTCTGCAAGTCCTCGTTTTCCTCTCCGAACAATGCTGCTACTCCTTGAGCTGCTGCAAACCCACCAGCTATGCCCTCTGTTATTCCTATTAAACCTTCTAATCTTCTGCTATCACTACCTAAGTTTGCAACGGTAGAATTAACGTCTGCAATTCTATCTTGAAGTTCCCCTGCCGCTTGTGCTAACTTTTCAAATTCCTCTGTACTTAAAGTACCACTCGCCAATAAGGTTTTCATTTCCCTTAATTGAGCCTTTAGGGATTTGGTTTTATTTTCCGCTTGTTCGACCGAATCAGTCCCACTAATCGAAACTTCTAATTCTATTTTACTTTTTGCCATTGTTCAGTTATTAAATATTCTACACTGCCTATACTTGTTAATGTTTCTAATGTTGTGCCGTCATCGTCTTTAATTATTACTTGATGTGGTAATTTAGTCTTGGTTATCACATATAGTTTACCGTTGTTGTCGGTGTCTTGAGGTAGTGTTACGGTTATATTTCCCCCTGCTAAATCATTATCGCAAATCAAATATAATGGGCTGCCCTCATTACCTACTACTGTATAATCAGCAATTAAATTAACATAGTTGAATCCAAGTATTAAAGTATTTGATTTAACCACATTGTTGTTATTTGAATTGACAACTAAAACTCCTTGAACATTATCAAAGTTATTTCCGTACCCATTTGTAAGGATACCACCACCACCGCTAACAACATTATCACGATTTAATATTACTACCCCTCTACTTTTTTCATCTATATTGCTTTCAGTTCCTACCTTAACATTATCCTTAATGCTTCCCCCGTTTCCAATATTCTTACCTCCCGTGTTTCCGCCTTGTCCTTCTGTTTGGGTAGTACCGTTACTTATTGGACTTGCTAAATTTATTTTTAAGAACTTACATAATGTTGTTGATTTATATTTAGGGTCGTAATCTTGAATTTCAAGCAATCTATAATAAGCATTTTTTATAAAATACAATTTCCTAAATGACAAAGTAGCAATATCAAAAGGATTAATTTTTATATAACACTCAACTAATTTAGAATTCTTGTCTGATGTTTCAGTCCATTGTCTATAATGGAATTGCGACCAAAGATTATAGTTAGGTAATTTTAAACCGCCAGTATTTGGAGTTGTAAAATAATATATTGGCATTCTTGAGAACGCTAAATCATAAGTCGGGTTTAAAGGATTGTCTAAGTGACCAGCATAAGGATACGAATTATATGTATTAACCGTCCCCGTTGTGTCTAAGTAGTACCAAACTGTCCCACTTACCATGCCATCATAAAATGCAATTATAGGCTTAGGGGTGCTTTCTACGTTCTCTGTTCTATCATACTTGGTCAACTCCATTTTAACGCCAGCAATAAAATTTCTCATTGGTGGCAATGTGAAAGGAATATCAATCTTTTTAATGTCCTTTACAAAATCATTATCGAATTCAACTTCTCTAAATCCGTGAATGTATCCAGTGTCTTCATAAAATGAGTTACTAAGGTAATCTATTCCCTTGGCATAGTTAAATTCTAACTTTTTATTTTCTAATAATCCAATAGGTTGTATTTTAAAATCTTTTGAGTTGTCTAATTTGGTTGACCAGTCAATAACATCATTAGTAAAATAATCATCTCTTGGTTCAATTATTAATGTGCCATCGTCTGCGGCTTCAATGTATAGATTAAACATTTTAACAATGCCCATTAAGAAATCCTTTTGCATCATATTGTATTGAATTTGGGCATGGTCAACTATACCACCATGAGGAATTCGTCCTGCTAAGGTTTCATAAAATGTATTTGTTCTTAAACTCCCTAAGCCGTCATAATTAGTCCAACTCCAATTTGTATTATTTTGAGTGCCATTAAATACCATGTTACCAATGCAAACCCTAAATTCATCACCTTGAGCAAATGAAATTGGATTAACATTAATACTAATATCCATTATAGTGCGAGTTCCTGCCAGTCCGCCAGTTGTTACATTAGTGGCAATGCCTGACTTAATCATTGTATAAGCGCTACCTCTTTTTCTGATTAACATGACTGACAATTGACCAGTTGCAGCCGTCAATGTTGCACTATTTAAAACATATCCGTTACATTGTATATTGATACTACCCCAATTGGTAGAACCTGCCGTAAAGGTATTTGTTACCGTACTAAATTGGTTGTTAGGGTCTGTTATCTCGATATTATACGCTACGTTTTTATTCCAATAATTCGCAAGGCTGCCCGTACTTGAATTAGCAACTAATGGTATTGTTTGACTTGCCGTCCTTTGTACATCAACTATGTTAGAATTAATTACTGATTGATTGATTGTAAATTTCTCAACAGAACATTGAAGGATTAATTTTTTAAAATAATCACTATCTATGAATGAGCTTTGATAACTAAATCCTGATTCATTAATTATTGCCTTTACTAATCTTTTAACAGATATAAATGGCTTGAAACTATCCCAATTGTAAGCTACTAAACCACCAGCACCACCCACAAACATATCTTTATTGATTAATGGATAAAATAATTCATCTCCTGAATAATCAACTACTCCACTTGCGGACCAATTATCTCGTATAGTTGTATCGTTGTAGCTTGAATTTCCTAATGTTGTTAAATCATTTAAAGTCTTAGTGCTTATCTTTGAAAAGAAGTCACGCTTTTTGCCATAGATAACTATGTTGTAAGATACTTTGTTTTCTTTTAATATTATAATTTCTTTTAATTGGCAATACCCTTCAATCTGTGTTAATGTATCAACTAAATAAATACACTCTGCTTTTTTTGTTGGATTAAAAAATGGTTCAAGTTGTCCATCGTTTGTAATTTCAAAGTTGACATCAAACAAAGCTCGAAAAACAAAATCATTGCCTTTGCTTCCTGCTATTGTTACCGTCTTTGTATAGTCACTTTTTGTCTTACTTGGGTCAACTATTGAATATATCTCTTTGGTTATCTCAACATCAATACTATCTATGCAGTCAATGGCATATCCACCTATAATTAATTCACTTCTCATAGTCTTTGCCTTTGTGTTTTGTTAGCTAGTTCCATATCCAATTCAATTATAAATAGTTTTTCTTGAATTGTTTTTTTTACTTGATATGTTGTTTGAGTCACATTAACGGCATACCAACTCCCATTAATCAAACAAAATACTACGGGACTGGCAAATAATTCCTTTAACCATTCTGATTGCTCGGTACTTAAAAAACCGCTTCTTAACTTATATTTTTGTGACACCTCTGTAAAGAACGGTGTTGTCTGTCTGTCTGTTGTGTCGTAGGTTAGTGATGTTGTTCCCTCTAATCCTAAAGTCTTATTATAATTTGATTTCTCAACACTTATAGAATCGTCTTTAACTCCCGTAAATGTAAGCATATCAAATCTGCCCAAAGGATTTAACCATGCTAATCTAAATGATGTTTCCCTTGTGCAAGTCCTATCAATTACAAATCTTTTCTTTTCTGTGCGCCTTGTGTTTGATGTGTTCTGTACATAGACTTCATAATAACTAACTGAATCAGTTATTAATGGATTTGAACCACTTGATAGAGTTGAATTGTTTATGTCTGATGTTCCGCAAAGTATTGATAAGAATCTACCATTATCACCGCTTATCGTTGTTGTGGCGTTGTTAATTGTTCCAGTTGCAATCAATGTACCTGAACTATCAAATGTATCAATGACCAATCTTTTAACGGCATCGTTTGTGTTGGTCATTACCGCAAGCTCAAAACTTTCGTTTTCTCTAATTGGTATCGTTGGAGTATTAGTTAAAAACTTTTTTGTGCCAGTTGCCCCAATTAAGTAATCATTATTGTTATTGTCTTGCCAAGTGATGTAATCTAATGCGCTATTTATTGCGTAATAATCATTAGTTGTTACGGTGTCCATGTCTGACCATAACGGACTAATGTAATATTGGCTGGTTATTTTTAAGTTGTATTTCTTAAATATGTTTGATGCACCATTGACCCAACCATAAGTCAATGATTTAATAGAATCGAAGTTGTAAGATAGGTAATTTTCTATTGTCCTTTGTGCATCGAAAAGACAATTACCATTAGGTCTCTTAACTAAGTAGAATGTTGCAACGGTTGAAGCAGCAATTTGAAGTTCTACTTTATATCTGAAAGGCGCTAAAAAACTATTACTTGCACTAGCAATAAATATTTGAGGGTCAAAGCCTGATGTATAGGTTAATGGTTCTTGTAATATCGTTAATGCCATTTACTAACATTAACGTAATTGTTACAATTTAAAGCCTGATGATATATTTATCTCATAACTTCCGCCTATCTCATTAGTAATCTTATCCGCTAACTTCTTAAATTCTTTATCATTGAAAACGTCTGAATAGAATTTAGTTCCTGAAATACCCTTCTTTTTTATCGCCTTTGCCATTTGGAATGCGGTTTGTTTTCTACGTTCTAAAACAGACAATTTACTTTCAGCTTTACTCATTCTTACCTTAATACCTTTTCGGGTGATGTACGATTCTAATGACTTGATGAAACCTTTTGAAACGTGATTATTTTTAAAAGCGAAATTCCCGTAAACTTTCGATTTGTTTTGTGTTCCTTTAACACCTAAGTCAATGTAAATATAATAATCATTAATTGACCATTCAACCGTTGTACTATCTTTTTTAACTTCAGAGCCTTCAAATATTAAGGACTGACTAAGTTGTGATGCTTGGCTGTTATGCTTTAATCTTTTTTTAAGATTGTCCTGCATTCTATAAGTAGCTTCCATTGACCACTCTTGAAGGATACTTGCTATTTTATCTATCGCTTGTTCTTGTGCTGTCATATTTTAGACTTAATTCTTATTTCCTCTTCATGTATCAACTCTTTTAAACCGTCCATGGCAATGTCTATTTGTTCAAATATCCATGACCTTGGATAGCCGTTATCATACTGTTCCTTATTCAAATCATAATATGACTTATAAACGTACTCAATCGATTTATATAATTCGCTACTTGTTACTCCTGCAACAATCAAATATTCTCTATATTGCGACAATGTGAATTCTTCAAGTGACCTATGTTCATAATATTTATTAAGTCTAAATAGGAGTTGTATGTTAGCAGCTTGTTGTAATCGGTATTCTCTAAATTTTAATAGGTTGTTCATTATAATATTTCTAAATCGTCTGTTATTTCTATCAATCTATTTATTCTTGATTTTATGGCTTCACTCAACATTACTAGTCTATTAGCTTCTTCATGGTATAGAGTAATTACATCTCCAGATACCATTTTTACTTCAAGAATGTTTTTAGTATAAACTTTATTATCTTGTATCATTGTATCATGATGTTTAAGTAATGTTTCTTTGCTTAGAACAAAACCGCCATGAATAAAAACAAAACATTCAGGAACTACTTTATATGGAAGTAATCCAAACAATTGTTTTATCTTTTTTTCTTTTTGATAAACAATATCTCTGTTTAGACTTTTTTTGTAATACCTAATTGATTCGATGTGGGTTGTATTTATAATCATGTTGCAAATATAATCAAATTTTATTTATATTCATTTGTTCATTTTTATCTATCAAAAAACAATAGTGATTTAAGAAGTCGTACACATTCATTTTGAAATAGTAATCCATTTTGCTTCTATCTTTATTTGCCATTAGTTCAAAGATTGTGTTGTACCACCCGTATTTCTCGTGAATAGGGTCTGTTTCATTTCCTTCAGTTGGTTCTTTCGGTGTAAATAATATTGGGTAGTCTGCGACAATTGAGCTAAATAAACGGCAAAAAAAAACCCTATTGAATAACCAATAGTAATACTTAATTCGTTTTGAAACAAATTAAACCGCCTTTCAAACTCGGAATTCTCTATTGATTCACCTTTGACCTTATAAGTCATTACTGCAATTATCTTGTGTAAATTTTCAATGATTGTGTTCTTATCCTTGGTCAAATTGCCTAATGATATAAATTGTTCCGTTGTCGTGTTCAATCGGTTTTCTTCTACATAAAAAGTTTCATCACCAATTGCAAATGAATGAACAAAATCTGTAGGTAATTGTTCTTCAACTATCCATGAATATTTTTTAACTAACTTAGTAAAGTCTTTATACTTCATTTGAAGATAGTATTGCTTTTCTTTACCCTCAATCAATGAAAGGATATTGTACCATTGTGCCAACTCGCTATCCTTGTTCATTTCAATAGCTGCATTAATCTCTTGGTACTTTAAAATTGTTAAGTCTTTTAGTTGGTTCATTTGTTTATTAATTTAAATCCAGATTTGTTGTTTTGTAAATTGTGAAGTGCAAAATATCTTAGCGCATCCATTAAGTGATTATAATTGTCTATTGGTTGATTAGTTAGGTTTCCTGACTTATCCTTTTCGAAACAGTACATTCTTTTCTCTCTAATTAAATTGGTACTACTATTAGTGATGTAAATGTTTTCACGTTGTAATAACTGTATTCCAAAATAGACACTATCTTTGCCCTTGTTAGCTGGTGTAATCATTAAGCCGTAACTTATTAGCTCTGCTATACTTTTAGGTTCGGCACTATCAGCTACAAACCTACAATTATATTTTTTTAGTTCCATTGCTATTTCTCTATTGCTTAAACCATTTCTATATAAAACCTCGTCAACAATATACTTGTCTTCGTACTTGTAAACGATTACAGCTGCGGTCGGGTCATTAGTATATCCAAAGTCTAAACCGCCGCCTATTAGTTTTGCTTCGCTTGGCACTAAATCAATAGTTTTCCAATCTTTATAAATAGTTTCTTGTATTTGTCCTAATTGTCCAAGTCCGTAAACATTCCACCAATTATCCCAGTATGAAGATGTTTTTGCTTTCTCTTTTGCTTTCTCTATTTCCTTTACAATTGCCTCGTCAAGTGCTTCATTATCTTTGTAAGTTAATATTATAAAATCGGTGTCACTATCATTTATTAACTCGGTATGTACCCAAAACTCATAAGATGGGTTATAATCTAAATAAATAAAATTCTTTGTCCTTACTGCTAATTGGTGATAGGCTTCAAAAGTTATATTGTTGCACTCATTAACAAATAACACATCACGTCTTGCCCCTCTTAATCTATCTGGTTGGTCTGCACTAAAGAATTCAATATATGACCCATTAGTAAAAGTGTATTTTAAATTAGACTTATTAAAGTTTGCATCTTGATAGTTTCCAGTATCAATCATTATTTTTATAAAGTCTTTCATTGCCCCACGTCTTAAATGTGGGATACTTTCAGCGACAACAGATATTTCTGAATATGGATTTTTAATAGCGTATTGAATAAGCAATGGCAATATAGTATAAGTCTTTGAACTTGATGTACCACCTTGGACAACTCTTACCCTCTTTCGCAATTTAGCTATTTTATTTTGTGCTGTTGTTTTAACAAATGGCATTTTGCTTAACTTTTGTTTTTTTATTTTGTCTCCATACGGTGAGCAAGTGGCATTTTGATACTGATTACCAATAAGTTATTTTGTTTAACTTTTTACATCTAAGTCAAGCCCATTAAAGATTTCCCTTTCAACTTTAATATTGTTGTCTGTTTTCTCAACTAAGCCATTTAAACGCTGGGTAATGCTTGGATTGTATATGCCTACCATTCCACCCTCTATCTGGTCTTGTCTAATTACCCTCTTTATACGTTGACAGATAGTTGAATATTCTTCATAAGCGCCGTTTGAATTTGCAAAATAATTACTTAAGTCAGATATAATTTCCAAGTCTGCTACATAGTTTTCAAAGCCTTCTAAAGTCAAAGGTCTTTGTGCAGGTAATTCTACAATAGAACTGAGTATTTGCTTTATTGATGTATCTGATACTTTGCTTAGGTCTTTCGGTAGAATCGTATTACCTTTTTTTTGTTCGACTATACTAATAGGATTGCTTTTTACATCTTTTTTGTACTCTTCAAAAAGCTGCCATAGTTTCTCTGGGGTTTCTATGTATTTATGTTTAGCCATAATTAAACTTCTTTGTACTTATTTAAAATACTTTTTCTATTCGATTGTCTATTTTGTTTTTTCTAAATACGCCCGAATTCGGAATCATTTCTGAAACCTTTATTGCAGAATCTATGGCATAGGTAAAGCCATGTGATTTTTTTGTTTTTAAATCTTTAATGTAATATTTCATGATGTTTAAATTCTATTAATAATTCTACTAAAGTATAATAGTTAGGCAACGTCAAAGGACTTTCCTTGATTGCAGGGTTAATCCCTTTGCTTTGTAAAAATGCTTCAGGGGTTAAGGTTGTTTCAATTGTTTCAACTTCTTGTGTTGGTTCTGGTTTTGTGGTTTTTTTTGCCATGGTTATTTATTTTGTTTTTGGTTATTTGAATTGTCGGTTTGTCTTTCTGGTTTAGGGCGGTCGTAGATTATCTGAATTCTTATAGTAGTTTTTTTAGCACTATTTCGAGTTGGTACTCTCCGTTTCCATGTTCTTCGGGTTGGTCGTTGTTTGTACATGAATTAATAAGTTGTTGTACTTCTATAACGTAATTAAACGATTTTAAAGCCTCAACTACTAAATTTTTTAACCCGTATGTATTTGGTGGTTCACTTCTATCTAAGGTCAAGAAGTATTTGTGGTCTTCGTTCCAACGGCTCGGAAGTTTCTTTTTTCTTTCATAGCTATCACGGTCAGGGGCTGCTATGATTAAGTGGCCGCCATATTTTAAAATTCTAAACCAATTTTGAATTGCTGTGATAGGGTCTTCTAAATGTTCAATCAAATGTGAGTTGTAAACGGTTTCATAGGTTTCATTTGGTATTGATTCCATTAGGTGTGCATCACCGTTGTCTTTATCAAATGTGTCACAATCTGGAGTTAAAGGGTCTGCACCGTCATAGGTGTCTATTCTACCTACACCAATGTCAATTATTTTACCTTTGATGTATTTATCAAACCAGCCTTCATTTAATCTTCTTTGATATGATTTACTTGTTTCTGCCATGATTATAAGTTGTTTAAATGATTTTTAAATATTGATTTTAATTGTTCGTTTGTGTGAAATACATAGTACTCACCCCCACATGGTATAACATTTGGTGCTTTAATGTATTGTTCTAAAACCCTTTTTACTTTTAGTTGCTCTGCTATTGCGAATGCCATTGATTGATTCCCAATGAATAACTTACACCCTGCAATGTATTGTGCCATTTCTAAAAAGTCTTTAACAATCAAATTCTGAATGTTTGGATTGTGAAGTTTTAATTGTTTAAATTCACTGTCTACGCCCACAAAGTAAACATTAGGATAGTCCTTTAAAAATGAATAATCAATAAAAAGATTATTGTATCTTGATGTTCTATTAACTATGATAAAATTGTTTTCAATTGGATCAACAAATAATCTTTTGACTATTAAATTAGGTCTTACTTGTGGGTACTCTATTTGATTCCAAAGTGATATATTTCCAGAACTTAAATTAAAATAAGTTTCTCTGAAAATGTCTAAGTCATAATCAACTTCTATTTTTGAATTTTCAATGATTTCAACTTCATCAACTACTTTTAAAAGTAAAGGCCTAAGCATTTCAGCCATTTTTAAATTAAGCATTACCTCGCCAACGGGGTGATTCTTTGGGGTGAATGTACTTGGTACATTGATGTTTAGATAAAATACTTTGTAGGTGTTAAGATTACTATCTCTAATGAAAGGGATTGAATAAATTATGTCCCCTGCATTACCGCTGTGTTTATAGGTTGTTGTTTTCATTTCTGTTTATTATAAATTAAATAGATTGGTCTGAATATTGAAGTAGTCCATACCGTCCCATCACACCCCATACACCCTGCTTCTTTTATTTCAAGTCCTATTTGTGCTGATATTTTTTTAACGGTTGCAACATCGTTATCAGTAAATATTTTAATACCATGTTTTAAGGTTAGTTCGTATCGTTCAATGACTGGTTTTAATTCATTAATTTGTTCTTGTGTTAGCTCCATAGGTACTTATAAATGATTAAGGTTAATAGATAAGGGGTTGCAATATAGTAGTGATCTTTTGTAATTACAAATGCAATTATGCCAATCCAAAAAGATAAGCACTTCCAACAATTGAAAGGCTTAAGGTCGAATTCAAGGTAAGTAAATGATTCTTGAAATACTTTTGCAAGTGAGCAAATGAATAGTAGGTTAATTATTTCGTACATAATGTGTCTAATGATTGTTTTCTAATTAAGTTTATTTTTTCTATATTATACTTTTCTTTTACATAATCGTGCAGGGCGTTCCCTAACTTTTCCCTTTTGCTTTTATCTTTTGCCAACGATAAAATATTCAAGTCCCAATTTACCTTACTTGTTGGAACTAAGCCCATGTTAATAAACTCTTTGTATGGCTCAACATAACTGGCTATAACTGGAACTTTAAATGCTGCTGATTCCAATATCTTTAAATTAGACTTACATCTATTAAATTCGTTATTTTGTAAAGGCGCTAAGGCAATATCAATCATGTTGTAACTTACTGCATACTCATTGTAAGGCATTGATTTAACTATCTTCAATTTACTTGGGTGTAAGTTATTTGCGCTTGTAAAAACGTCAATTACAAAGTTCCAATAGTCAGGGTTTAATTCGCTATATCCAGCCACTAAAAAACCTATTTTATTGTTTATTAACTTACTTAATGCTGGTTGTAAGTTCTCTATATCTAAATGGTGATTTGCCCCTGCTATATATCCAACTATCGGCACATTGTTTTCATACTTCCTTATTTCAAATTGTGGCTCATTAAAATCTATTGCATTAGGGACTAAAATACAATTGTTGTGATATTGAGATATTTTCTCTTTAAGGTACTCACTTGCGCACCACACCACATCAGCCAGTTCAATAGCTTCTTTTATTTTATATTCTATCTGTCTTGCCAATAAATGGTCTTTTGCCATGTGCCATTCTGGTAGTTCAATATCATCATCTAAGTCTAAAACTATTTTAACGCCTTTATCCTTTGCCATTTGTAAGTATGGTTCGGGTTGCATTAACAATCTATTGAGTACTATTACATCGTAATTAGTCGGTGGGTGTTCTAATGTAAATCCATTAGTTCCTACAATATCTAAATCATCATATTGCTTTGCAAGGTTTTTAAATGGCACATCTAAGCGGTGGTAGGTAATGCCGTTTTTTTCTGGTGTTAAATAACAAATTTTCATTTTGGTTGTTTTTTCGGTTGTATTTTTTTTAAGTGTAATTTTTAAGTGCGACTTGTATTCATCTAATGCAATATAAATTGATTTAGCTGGTATTTTAGTTACTCTTGACAGTTCGGCTACTGATTTATAATTTAGTAGTTCTAATATCAATCTAGAGTGATAAAAATAAGTATTAGTTTGTTCAATTGAATCGGTGTTTAACTGATTGATTAGTTTTTCAATTAGTTCTTTTCTCTCGATTGTATAATTATCTTGTTCAATTAATAAGTCAATACTATCTTCTATGTTGGTAAATGTTTTATTTTTTGTTTTCCTGAACTCATCTATGATTAAATTTTGAGCTATCCTAATTGAAAACTTGAACAATGAATTGTCCTCGTTTAATTTTAATAGTTTGGTTCTATCCATGTCGTATAATTTAATAACTATTTGATGAAGTAACTCATCACTTGTAAACTTATCATTATTCTTGCAAAGGTGTTTTAATTCCTTGTTAAGTAATTGATTTTTATACAAGTTAGTTATTATTTCGTTAATCATGTAATGATTCAATTTCAACTTCTTGGTCTCCGAAAAGTATTTTAATTGATCCAGTTTCTTGTTTGTAATAGTCAAGTTCTTTGCAGAAATACCCTAATTTACCTTTATGGACACCTTGTTTATAGAACTCAAAAGACTTGTGATTGAGTTTAAATGTTGCCCCTAATTTGAGGGTGTTTAGTTTTACTTTAGTCATGTTTTTTATTTATTTAATGTTATCTCCTCTCCATTGAATTCGTAAATGAAATTTTGCAATTTGTGAACTGATTTTAATTCTGTTCTACTTACATAGTCAATATACCATAATTCTGTTCTTAAAATCATTCTTTGACTAATTATAAATTCTCCATCTCTAACTTCACAAGCCCCCATTTCAATAAGTATTTCATCTGTTAATTGTATTGGTTCTAATTCTAAATTGTCTTTACTTACGAAATAATCTCTACTTACGGAACAATCTTTTATTTCATATAATACATATACATGACTTCTTTGAATTCCTACAACTTTATATACTTGACCCATGTAATTTACTAAATTACCTATTCTAAATTCTTTTGGATTAATCATATTGATTTTATTTTTTGTTTGTAATGTTCTTTTAATTCAATTAGTTCTGGAATTGAGTAATGTTTTTTTATCCCTTTTTGCCTTTCTAATTCATCAAATCTTTGTTGACCTATTTTAGCTATTAACCTTGGTCTGTATTCGTGAATGTTTGCACTTAATTTTACGTTGCAATTGTTACTACACTGCTTATGACAATTATCTTCATTAAATCTTAAATTTGGATAAGCTCCCACTGAATAGAAGTGCCCAGCATCATATTTAACATTTTTAATTGTACCGCAACTTATACACCCTCTACCCTTATCCCTTAGCCTTATGAATTTATTAAATACTTCTTGTACCTCTTTTAAATAGTCAGATTTGGTTCCATATTCAAAAGTGAACGTATCACTATTGATGTTCATCTGTGAAACAATATGCTCTAATGTTCCTATCATACCTTATCTTTTCGCACAGCTGAAATTCTCAAACCGCCTGTTTTTTTATTATCAATTGAACACTTAAATAATGGGTAAGTGCTTGAATTTCTTACCAAATAATCATAAACCCTATTCTCGAAAATCTTTGCTCCACTTATCGCTTGACCTACTAATCTACTTAGTGTCTTTTCACTTACTGGTTCGCTGTCGTCGTTTTGTTTGATTACCGTACCGAAAGCAGTAGCATTAGTATTTGAGTTGTTTAAATAGCGTGAAAATGCGTAATAACATAACATTGCTTTTATGCCGTCGTGTTGATAGGTATTACCTGAATAGGTGTATGTACATCCATTAAACAAATCTGAATAAGTTGATAAACTTGGACTTGCTGCAAAATCATTAATCAAATCTAAATAAAACTCATCACCCAAAAAAGGGCGTAAATCAAACTCCTGAGCCTCGTTAATTTCACTATCAATCTTAATAGCGTTTAAGTTGCTGCTTATCTGTTTATAAGTACGTATGTCTGCTAATGTTATTAATTTAATCATGCTTGTACGTTTGGATTAGCAGTTAATAAATTCGATTCATCTTCCGTCAATTGGTAAACATTAATTAAAATGTTTTTCTTCTGTAATTCTGACAAACTACCATTTGCTAATATTTCAACAATCTTAGCCTTTCCCTCTGCTGTATCTTTTACAGCGATAATATTCGGCTTCAATTCATCTATG